ATCATTTTCAAAAATGACCCCGGTGCTGATTCCTCAAGTTCGGTCATCGTCCAAAGTCCTATATTCCTCTTTCCTTCCCTGAAAAAAGTATTAGACTCTGCCGCACCCGGAATATAACTGGTTTCATAAACACCAGCGCGCACTAGAAGTCGGTACATAAAACGTCGTCCTGCTTCCAATCGCATTACAGCTTTTATATCTTCAATTTCCTGCTCTCTTGCTTTATTTATTTCATCACTCATTGTTGCACACCTGCCATTTTCATCATATCAGTCAATGCATTTTGACTTTCTGTATTAGTTTCGGAAGCAACTTTAGCCATATTAACACCTTGCGCTGCCATTTCTGTAGCTTTCTGCCGTTGCATTGCTTCTTGTTCTTGAGCCACAATTTCAGCAACGTCATCATCACTGCGAACAATGCGCGGACTTAACCCTAATGATTCTGAATACTCATCTATCGCTTGTTGTGCATCAAACTTGTGACGTGCATCAGCCCATACAGCACTAAGTTCACCAGCGAAACTAGCAACACGTTCTATTGCACCGACTGCTACCATTTTCTGAGCTTGTGCCAGTACAGAAACATATTCAACTTTCAAATCCATACCTTGCAATTCTTCAGGTGGTTCAGGCAATACGCCTGCTTTTTGCATGATGCTGAATGTGCGGTCAATCAGCGGGTCAAGTAATTCATTGTGCAACCGTTCCAATACTGGACCGAGCATCAATAGTTTTTCTTCATGACGTTCTACAATCTCACGTGCAGTAATTTGTCGCCTTGTGGTGTTAGACAGCATAAGGAACAAATCAACATAAAACGTCTTATCAATACGGTCTTCAACACGCACTATCTTCGCATCAATAGCATTTAAGTCTGGACGGTAATCATAAATATTGCGTAACCCGCCTGCACTTGTATCATCAACATATACAACTTCACCCGGTAAAATACTTGATACCTTATTTCTCAAACTGCCCGGTGCTTGTACTGGTGGATTCGCTACTTTATCAAGTGCTTGGTATCCCCTGCGTTCTGCAATTTGCAGTGACTTATTATCACCGATAGCCATCATGCCGGGGCAATCAGTACCATATACATCATCAGGTCCACCTTCCCAACGCGGTGCCATAATAGGGAAACTATCAAAGCCTGATTCTCTCAGGAATTTAGTATCACCTTTATCACCTTTATCACCTTTTCGATGTTTGGCTTCTGATTCGTAATAAACACTGCGGTATTTCTTATTGCCTGCAAATGGTGATTTATTATCGCGGTCATCATTAGGTTCAATAACGTGAACTATTTTAACCCATGCTTCTGTACTGCCTTTTTTCCATAAGTCACGAACATGGTCGCTGACATTTGCTTCACCAAACTCTTTAATGACTTGTGCGACTGTACGCTCATATTCACGATAGAACGTGTCAACTTGATTCATTTCGTTAGTGGCAAGCATGTAGGCACCGACTGTATAAGGTCTGCACCATATAACATTGTCGAAGTTTTCATATACACCTAACGCTGCTGTACCGAATGTCGCCAACTCTGAATAAATAAGATGTAATGAGTTGTATGTATTGGAAGCACTGAACACTTCACGCATCATATTTTCAACATCAAACAACCACTCTTTAACAGCAGCAATGTCATTAAGTAATGGGTCAGGTGTCATTAGTCTGAACCATGGACGTGCAGGTGATGTGATACCTGCCATCATCCCGGATGCAAGCGTGCGAATAGCACGACGTGAAATGTTGTTAATCTGATTGGTGTTTCGCTTATGACCCTTGTTGCGGTTTGACGATAAGAATTGACCGCGATGAGCCAACAAGTTATCAGACAGTTCCTTCCAATGACTCATAAAACTACTGCGTTCACTCTTTAGTGATTGAAGTCGCTTATTGTATGACTTTATATCTCGTCTCATATCAACCGCCTAAGATTGTTTTGCTGGCGGTAGTACCCTTACCGAGTACACCCCTGCTTCCTGTTAATACTGTGCTGTTACTACCTTTAGCCTGCTTGTTATCGCCGCGACTTCCGGCAGTAGGCGTTGGTCCATCATTACGATGATACTTAGCACGTTTCGCTGTTTCAGGTGCTTTACGACCGTGAAACGCAATACCTTCTTTACGTCCTGCTTTTTGATACGACGCAGACCGCACAAATACTGGCTGCGGTTTTTTACCGAGCATTAAAAACGGTATTGTATTATCTGCTGTGGTAGCTTGTCGTTTCATACCAAACATGCCTGATAACATCAATGGTCGAATTGACACACTTTTTGTATAACGATGTGGGTCAGGGTGCATGTCAGCGCCTTTACCGCGCGGTCGCCAGTAAAAAGTCTCACCGCTATTGTTTGATGTGTCGGTTTTATACGGTACATAGTCGTCAGTCGTTTTTCGTCGCGCGATATTGAAAAACGGCATTGGTGCGTATTTGTTGTGTTCTATACTGCCTGAGTTGACTATAACCGCCATAACTTTAACTTCCTAAAGTTTGAGTCTGCGTTGTGCCATCTGAAACTAAACCGCGTGGTCCAGTCAATATAGTGCCTGACTGACCTGCGCGACGACGTTTTTCATCATCATTACTCTTAGTCACAATGGTACGTTTTGACGCATCAGGTGCTTCAGGTAATACCGGTGGAATAGCTGGTGGTGCTGGTGTATCTGGTCCGCCTCCGCACATGGTTCATACTCCTATATGTTGTTTTGCGCGACTATATCACACATTTTCAAGTGGGTCATAATCAAATGATGAGCGTTGACGTTGACCCGGTATATCGTCGCGCTCTTTACGTTCAATACTTCCTGCTGGTACTGCAAAAGTAAGTGCCAATGCATCAGCCCAATCAGGACTAGCAAGACCGCGTTTCTTGAGTTGGTCTTTAGATTCCATCACTAGCTGGTCTTTACTGTTATGCATAAATTCTCGGTCTGTTAACTCTGTTTCAAGCTGTGGATTAGAATTGATTGAACCGCCTTGCATCAACCACTTCCGCATATTTGCCCACATTTCAGCAACACGATTAACATAGTATTTCTTCTGCAATGCCTCACTACCAAAATTGATACCTATGACTGGATAACCGAGTTGCGATAGCCTATCTGCAATCGGACCGCCTAACCCTGTTTCATCGACACATATTAGGTCAGGGTCATGGTCGTCAAAGATGGTCGCAAGTAATGAAATGACACGTGTAGAATCGCGTGACTTCTCAGCAGGTATCTTATAAACGCGCTCACTTTTAGCATCGAAACCGCGACGGAATTGTACGAAGCAGTTATCGCCGCCGCCACGTGCTAAATCAACACCGCATATCAATGGGTCAGTACCTAAGTATTGCGGTGAACGTCGTTGTGCTTCATATACTGAGTCACCGGGTATGAATTGCATATCAGATGCACGCGGAAATACGCCACGAACACGTACTCTAAAGAAGTCAGAATCTTCACCCCAATCACGTTCCCACTCATCAATCAATGCATTATTAGTCATCTTGGCTTGCCGACTGTCAATCTGTCTGCAATTCCATAAATGACGCATTGATTTAAAGCACTTGGAAAAGTTACCAGTATTACGTGTTGGATTACCGAATACAAAGAACATTGGCTCACCGTCAGTCAGTCCACCTTCAGCAACTTCCCATATCTTATCGGGTACAGCAGATGCCTCATCAAATAAATAGAACGGCGTAGAGCCTGCACTGTGTAACCCGGCAAATGATTCACTGTTTTCTTCTTTACACGTCAACGCATCCACACGCCATGATTCAGGATAGTTCTTATGGTACAACGTCATATTGCCTTTACTATTGTTGTACTCAAACCAGCGATTAAAAATACTACGTCCTAACCACTTACCAAGTTCACCCCATGTCTTTGTCTTTAACTGGTCGCCAGTGTTAGCAGTAACAACGCCTTTGGCATACATACGTGTTGCCATAATCCATATAATAAGCCACGCGGTTAATGCTGATTTACCGATACCATGTCCCGAGCTTGTAGCCTCACGTATTGGTTTGACTGGATTAACACCATCAAACCCGCGCTTTTTTACTTCTTCGCCTATTTCCACCAGCACATCACGCTGCCAGTCATCAGGACCGTGAAAACCTATTAAGTCGCCGGTGTTCCATGGAAATGCCCACATGACAAAGCCATACGGGTCAGCATAAAACTGTGCGACTTCTTCAGCTATTTGAACATCAAGCAATACTTCATTACCCGGCACCTGCATGTCATACACCGATACTTCTTGTGATGCTTGCATCGGTAAGTTTTCAGGATGCAGGAAATCAATCATAAGAATGACCCCGGTGCGTCACCTTCTCTATTCATTGCCGCAACACGTTCACGACCTGCACGCAATGCTCTGGCAACTTCTGCGTCGGCTGCTACCGTTACTTTCTGTGCTGCGTATGCGTCGATGTGGGAATGTTTTGCGAGTTGGTCAAGCTGTCTGCCTGCCTGTGAGAGATTGCCTGTATTTAAGGCTATTTGATAAAGATTGTACATTTCTTCTTTAACAACTTCGGACGTGATTTGTCCGGGATACATTCTGTCGTTATAAATACGCTGTACTGCTTCACGTATTTCCGGCTCATTTATTAGCTTTGCGCCTTGGTCCGGGTCAGTCCCTATAACAGTTGCGGCGCGGCGGTGGTCAAAGTCAACGCTATACTCATATGCAAATGCAAGGCGCAAGGCATCTAACTTCACCCCTGTCATCGACTTGGATAATGCTTGTATTGCTAACTTTTCGCGTAACGACCTTGCTGCCAAACCTATGTACTCCAACAGTTTTTGCCTATTGATACCGAAGGGACGCGCGTTGTCAACTATTAATATATTACAGTGGAAAAGTAATGTGTATGAATGGTCAGTAGGATAGTATGAATCAAAATCGACATAACGGAAAACGCACTCGTCAGGGATTCTCTGTGGCATACCACACACAGACACCCTGCAACCTCAATACGAACTCAAAATGTTAGACAGTTGTTTTATAACAGGTTTTAAGCCAAACTCATACTACAGTTCTTACAAATTCTAACTATATATTCAGCTTTTCATACTGTCTTACAATGTAACACTACTACTGTAAAACATTAGTCATACATACTACTATATTAAAAACTTGATAGAATGATAGGTAACTGCGATAATAGTTTCACTCGACCGAGTATGAATAGGAGAACCATAAAATGAGCAAGCAATTATCTATAACAGCCAATGCGCACACAGCACTTTTTGCGCTATCACAATTTAACAATGCAACCATGGTGCAAACAGCAGAGAACGTCATCATGTTCTACTGTGGTTACGGTTTAGCACCGCCACTTGTTGAAAAATTCATGCGACAAGCTAAAGGTGTTAATGGTATGACAAATGGTATTCAACGAATCACTGAAAGTAATGGATACAAACCGATACGATTAAAAGATGAAGTTGCCAATGCGTTGCACCGCATCAAGTATTCGAACAGCATCAGTTATTCAGAAGCATTACTGTTATGCATTGGACTGTATCAGGACCGTCATAAAGTGTGGACTAAGTTTGATGGCGACATTGTGCTACCTGCTGATTACTCAAGCGTAATGGATGACTTGCGGGACTTGTTCCCATCGTTGGACGCAAGGATTAAAGCAGAAATGCAGTTATATGATAATGCAGTGATACAGCGATATAAGTTGCAAGAGGATAAGCAGCCCGCAACATTTCTTTAAAATAATGTTTGACATTGTAAAACATACTATGCTACGATTCACGTCAAGCCTTATGAGAAGGCACTTTAGGAGGAAAACAACGTGGAACTAATTACAAACATTTTTACATTTATTCATGACCACACTTTCAATGCTCTGATTGTATTGTTGTTGTCTGCGACTGTTATTGTGCTTAACACATTGAGAGAGGAATAATAATGGAAACTAAGAAAGGTGATTCATTAGAGTTCAATACTGGCAGACAGTACACAAATGAAGGTCAAATTATTAAAGTCAAAGTTGTTAGGGTTCAACCTTTTTTAGACTGGATGGATGAATACTTAATTATTTTCAATGATATAAGCCGTGGGATTTGCGGCATTGGGACAGTGTGGGAGTTTAAACAATCGGACATCATGAAATTATACGATGGCGGAAAATTTACAGATTGCCCACACACATTTTTTGAAACCGGGCAAGTGCCTGATTGGTATAAGGACTAAAACAATGCTAAATTTAAATGACACTATAATTGATTCGCGTGATATTGAAGAACGCATTAATGAGCTTGAAAGTCTGATTGATGACTATGAATCTGACATTGAAGAATTGCAAGACAGTGATGAGTTTGAAGGTGATGGTCTTGACACTGAAGACCAACAACGCCTAGAACAATTGCGTGAAGACTTGGAAGAAGCACAGGAAGAACTTAATCCACTGACAGCAATACGCGACGAAGTATCAAGCAGTGAGTGGGACTATGGACTCACACTTATACACGAAGATGTTTGGGTTGATTACGTGAAAGAATTGTGTGAAGACATTGGTGAAATTCCAAGCGAATTACCTTCTTACATTGTCGTTGACTGGGATGCTACCGCTGACAACATATCGGTAGATTACAGCACAGTAACAATTGAAGGTAATGACTACTATTATAGAGCGTAGGAGGTTAGTGTGAATAAAACAGCAATTGCAGGCACAAGTAGAAAAGCTATTACATGGTGCGGTCCGTATGCATTGGCTACTGTTGCGGGACTTACTTATGACGAAGTGTATGAGAAGATGTTACGCGCCTATAATAAAAAGCGATATACAAAGGTGAAGCATATTACCGGGGTGACTAATTCCTTAATGGAACGTGTCTCTAAAATATGCCGTTGTACCTTTAAATTTGAACGTGTGACAAAGCGCACATTAAATCAAACCATGGACCATCTTGACCCTAATCGAATCTACATTGTTCTAGTAACGGGTCATTACATTGTGGTTGATACGCGAGACTGGACCATGATTGATAATCAAAATATGGACTGGGTGCCAATTAAGGAAAGTGCGCATCGACTTAAACGTGTGAGAAGTGTTGCAGAAGTTAAGAATCATAAAGTCCCATAACAAGTCAGGGCAAGGCATTACATAGGGGAGGGCAATAATGCCCTCCTTTTTTTGTACCAATTTCAGAGAATGTCGTGTTACTATTCATCACTCGTAAATAAAAAAAGCCCCGACACTGGGTAGTTATCGGGGCATCAAATAGCATAGAAGAAATCTGTCAATCACAAGGAGAGACCGGTGAACTATAACATAAGTCCTGAACAATTCCTACAAGCAATATTTCGCAACGAATATCAAGAAGCGCACGTGTGTAGCTTCCCCGATGACCCCGGTAATATTCCTAATGACCGACG